GCCAAGGAAAGAGGGAAAAGTTCTCCCAATTTTCTTGTGCATCTCCCTGGGGACATTTCGTCCCTAGGAGAGATACTCTCCCATAGAGGATTTCTCCTCGTACCCGTACTTATGCACGGGTACCCACCTGGTCTTGATGTCGACGGACACAGGACGTCCAGCTCTCTCCAAGTTCTTCGCGTCAGCGATTGGCAAACCGCCACGTTTGAGGAAGAACTTCATGAGGGCTCCATACCCTTCCAGATGTGAATCTGGAAGGATGGAGTGAGGGACATACGCCTTGACAAGGGGCGCATGTATCATGGGACTCATCTTGCCGACGTGAGCCGGCTCGTACGAGAACCGCCCTAGCGCTGGCGAATCAACCTCGACTGAAGGGTAGAGTCCTTTGAGGACCCACGAATTCAGCTCGTCGAGACGTTCGACGACCTCTTCGAATCCAGCTAGAAATAACTGGTTTCGGAGAGACACAGAGGAGATCACCAGAGGATCGAGCCGCCGTGACGGAAGCACTTCACGGACGCGAGTGACAGTGATGTCCACTCCGTCATAGAAGTCCTTACCACAACTCTCTCTGAACTTCCCAGTCCAGAAAGACTTGTCTCTGTTCACCTTGAGGCCAAAGGCCTCAAGCACAGAGATCACGGACGAGGTATATTCCACGGGGACAATGATATCGTCTCCGTAGACGCGCACCCGCCCTCGCAACCGATTAATATCGGCGCGAGTTAGCTGGTGACTGAGCCCACGCTCCACGGCCAAGAAGATCAGTGTTAGAAACACGATCTCCTCAAACGGGAAGCATAGGGCTGAACCCATCGACGCGAACTTGGCTAGACGGATTTCGCCATAGCCAGGCACTTCAGCCTTCCGGGACCTACACGCATCGACTCCCTCAAGAAAATGAGGGAATCTACGCAGTAGACTCCGTACGAGCTGATTCGAGACACGATCGGATGCTTCACTCAAATCGAGTGTAGCTAGGGAACCATCTCTGGATCCCTGCCGGGCCAAGATCCTATTCGGATCTTGATCACGGAAACCGATATACGAAGAGAGGAAGTCATCCCCCTCGACGTATCGAATCATCAACTCGAAGATACCCTGTTGCACATACATCATGCATGTGGGTTCTTCGGCAATGATCCGTGGTGACTTGAGCGTTTTAGGAACTGATATGACCCTGACGGGTCTTTCAGCTCCGGGTTCGAGGATTCGCACACGCTGGAGCTGCTCAACGCAGCCCCAAGACGGGAACAGATACTCCATTACTGGAAACATCTGGTCCAGTCGCTCGGTCCACTCCAACTGATTATACTTCGCGTTTCCACGAAGCTTGTCAGCGGTGGCGCCGGGCCCATGCTTTGGTAGGACGTCTCCCTCGTAGATCTTGCGATCCATGAAGGAGAAGAAGTCGGACCAAAGGAGTGAACCAATACGCGTGAAGGGCTCCAGAAAATCGGAGACCTTCAGCTCATGATCCACTCGACGCAAATCCTGCTCACACATGACGTACTGCCTGAATGCATCGTTCGTGCGCTCTTCCGAGCACTCAAGACGAACCTTTCCCATCGCCATACAAATCTGGCGAATGGAAAAGATCGCATCCAGGGAAGGTACGTCAAGCAGTCGACCAGTTCGAGGTTCAAACACAAGCCGAAGGAAACCCCCAAGAAAACGGGGGAGACCGCATGACCTGGAAAATCCAGGGAACATGTCGTCGGCGACACAGCCAATGGCAAGGGCCTTTTGGAAGTCCTTGGCAAACGCTGGCAGGGTAATCGTCAGAAACGACGACCCCTCATGTTTGGACCTAATCTTGACTGTTTTACAGTCAAGATCGGTGCTGACCTGACATCTCTCCCCCAGTTCATGGAGGAGAACAACCGTGAGATCTACGAGGCTTTTCATGGCCCGCCTTTCGCGTGGTCATCCAAGCCCGTGGATCCAATCCCGATCGACCTGCTCTGTAGTTAAAACCCCTACAGAGCAGATCGACACCCTAGGAGGAAATCCTCCTAGTTCTCTCCACCCAGCAGCTTCGTGACATTAGCCCCGGAGCTAGCCGACAGCCAAAGAATGAGGCCGTCGACGATCGCCTTCTGCTCCGCGATGGTGAACCCCGTCTGGGGAACATCAACCACCAGATACGCAGTCATCGAGAACTTGATGTTCTGCGCGCTGATGAGCGGATCAGGAGCGATCTTGCTGACGTTGAGACGCGCCGTGCGCCTGGCCCGCTTGTTGACCGCATGAGCGATCAAAAGCTGGACAGAGCCATCGTCCTTCGTGAAGGACCCGGTGTTAACACCGGACGACGTGCGCGGTAGCGAGTTCGCTACCGCGGAAATGGTGACAGACTGGGGATCGGAGTAGGCCACGGAATCGATTCTCCCGGTAGCTATGCAGATGCATAGCCATTGTTGGAGGGTCGAACCTAGCAGATTGCTAGATCCGAGTGTCCTGTTACCAGGACGATCGTCCCCCTCGAGAAAGTCCGAGGGCGGCGAGAATGGCCCATTGACGACCAGTAAACTGATCGGCATTGATGCCAAAACCGAAAGGTGTCGCACGCGCCCGCTCTTTCTGAATCACAGAAAGTTGAGCTGACGTGTGACCGAACATGCCGATACGAAAATCGGCATGCATCGGTGTATAGGTATCGATTGCGGAAGTTCTCCGCATGAGATACCCATACCGCATGACAAGGCCATCCTGGCTGAGCAGAGTAGCATTGGAGATAATGCTTCCAAGGTTACCTACCCAGTCGGCTAGCCAGGACCATGGCGTCAGTTCCCAGAGGACATCCGGAGTTATCCGGGTGCCGAGCAGTCGATTTGCGAGCTGCTCGTACCTCACCATGCTGCCAAAGGCTGAATCGCCTTTGTCAACGTAATAGGTGAAGGCTCCTGCAAACCAGTAGCTCGTTTCGAGCAAACTGAGTTTGTGGACTTCTGACGTGACTCCCGGAGCATACAGTGTGTTACTGTAATGCTCGGTAAAGAAGACATGAGGCATATGGCCAGGCGTCGTAATGACGCTCTCGCCAGTCTCAGTCATCTTCGGGAATGAGAATCTGCGCCGGACAATTCTGCCCGAGTCGCGTTCATATTGTGCCAACACCTTTGAAGATGTTGCCACAGCTTGGATCATCTTACGAAGATCCGAGATGAACGGTTTCCATCCAAACTCCACATTGAGGTATTCTCCTCCGAGAGATCGGAAGAAATTAGCTCGATCGCGAAGCAAGGATGCACCGATGATCTGAGGAAGTTGTTCCCTCAGCTCACCGAGAAACGCAGCGACGTTTGCAGATGGATGGGTTGGGGCACACGCATTTATGGCACGAGTGCCATAGAGGTTGGTCTCATTAGAGGTCAACCGCGGTATGTCCCGATAAGCCACCCCGCCTTGAATGCCGGGTGACCCGATATCCGGGATGAGGGGCCCACGGAAACTAACACTGTTTCCGGGGTGCTCAATACGTACAGCCGGATGGCTGAGACGCGTTGTGCGCTTACGAGTATAAAACTCGTGCCCCATGTCGAAAGGAGGTATGTCACGAAACCCATAACCAGAATCACTCCTGGCTGCGTTTCGCAAGTCCTCCTCAGACTGGATATCACCGATCCCCTTCTCCGTTCGATAGGAGAGGGTCTCTTGATCACAGCGGAGTACTTCACCGCCGGTGTCATTGAAAACGAATTCGTTTCCATACACATCGGCCTGAATAACAGTGAATGGCTGCGGAAAGTTACGCCGCCAAAGCTGTGCTCCGCTCATGGTTCTCCTTTCGGATCCACTTGGATAAAGTGGATGGGTGCGATGGGTACACTGTAAATCGTACCCAGATGGAAACGGTTGATGAGTTCCGTCGGTTTGCACCGCGGTGCCCCGAAAGGGGCA